GGGGGCGCGCAGCCCCCGGGACCGGCGGAAGAAGAAAGGAGGCGGTCAGCCGGAAGTATATCCCGTCAGATACCCACAAAAGAGGAAAAGAAAGGAGTAAAAAGCCCATGCACAAATGGAGTACAAAAGCCATAAGCCTGCTGCTGGTTTTTACCATGCTCCTGCCCATGCTGCCTGTAACAGCATCCGCGGCGGAAAACAGCGGGACCTCCTATTTCGACTTCGAAGCGTCAGAATACGAGGCGCAGGAAAATGGCGGCGAACTGCAAATCAAAATCATCCGGCGCGGCGGCGATCTGTCGCCCGTCAACGTCATGATCAAAGCCGCCGACTTCCTGTCCGATTATGGCACGGACTACGTCATCCTGGACGAAAACGGCAGCGAATTGCCTAAAGTCGATGGCGAAAAGCCAGATTTCTCCGAGTTCGTCTACGAGGACGAATCCCCAGATGAGGAACTTCCCCCGGAAGACGAAACCCCTCCCGAGGACGAAATTCCTCCCGAGGACGAAACTCCTCCCGAGGATGAAACTCCCCCCCGAGGACGAAATTCCCCCGGAGGACGAAACCCCTCCCGAGGACGAAACTCCCGGCGACGATGTCGCAGAGAGCTTCGAAGCCAGCGTCCTGGCCAACGACCCCTCCCCGGAAGAAGCCGGACAGATCTGGGACGAAATCTTCGGCAGCGAAGCCCCGGAGCCTGCCCAGACTACCACTACCGTCACCAAATACGATACCGGCTCCCCCCTGCTGAACGCCGCCTACGGCTACCTGGAAGTGCCGTCGGATGAGGTGAAGGTGGAAACGGAAACCGTGCTGGACAACACCCTGACCGAAGTCCACCGCTATTTCCAGACCGCCGCAGGCGCGGAGGGTATCGTCCACTTCGACTGGGACGAGACGGAAAAAACCATCACCGTCCTGCCCCTGGACAACACCAAGGCCGACGGCAGCCGCGTCTTCATGCTGGCGCTCCTGGGCACCGACAGCGCCAGCAGCACCATCGCCGCCAACGCCACCACCTACGTCAGCATCCTGGACGACGAGCCCCATGAACCCCCCGTCTATGAGCTGGACGCCCAGGGCATCGTCCTCACCCAGGACGCCCCGGAGGCGGAGATCACCATCCGCCGCACCGCCAGGACCCAGTACTTCTCCTTCGCCTACCTCTCCACCGTGGGCGTGACGGCGGAGAAAGACGCCTATGAACAGCTGGACAATAAAACCATCGCTTTCGTGCCCGGCGAGACGGAAAAACACGTCTCCATCCGCGCCCTGGATTTCGCGGCCTACGGCATCTTCGGCCTGCGCCTGGACGATGAGGACGGCAACTGGAGCGGCTACGCCGAGGCGGAGATCGTCCCCTGGGACGGCGGCGCGGACGGCGAACTGCTCAGCGATTCCTATGAGGAACTGCCGGAGGAGACCGCCGTGGACGCGGGCATCATGCCCCTGGCCAGCGGCGTCACCCTCGGCAGTGAGAAATGGAATCCTGCCGAGCTGAATTTCTCCTGGTCAAAGTGGAGCAGTGAGATCACCGGCGGGGACGATGATAACTACGCGAAAATTGAGAGCGGAAGACTGACGGTACGGAATGAGAACAAAAAGGAACATTCCATGCTTTACACCAAAGGTACGGTCAATTTTACAGGCATAAAGAACATCCGTTTCAGCCTTTTGGTTGACGGCAAAGGCAAGGATTACGATACTTGGCTTGAGACAGACACTGACCAGACCTTTGCCGGATGCTGGGGCGCGTCGTTCAAGACCAGCGGGTCGCACCCCTGGAAGGAAGAAGACCTGAATGTCTCTTCCATCAATCAGGACCTGTATCTGAAATTCGCGGTGCGCCCGAACAGCAACGGCAATAAGCACCAGCCCCGGGCCATCCTGGATTGGGTGAACTGCTACTGGGCCAAGTACAGCTTTGCGCCCCAGCCCTCCGCCGAGACCTTTACGCGGAATATTTACGACTTTTCCGCGGGAACACCCAGCATCACGCCTACTTACTACGATGGGGAAACGACCCGCCAATATGCCCCCAGGGTCGTGGTAAAGAGCGGCAGTGATACGGTAGATGCTTTTTACGCCAACAACGGCGGCTCCGTCCGGATTGAGCCAGAGAACCCGAGCCAGCTCAGTGAGCGCGGCTTCTATCTCAAGGGCGTTTACTTTACCTCAGGCAGCGTTTCTTCAAAGGAGAACAACTATTGGGGAAAGTTTTCAGGAATACTCAACACCGATTGATTCATCATATTGCTTTTAACTGATGTGACCGACAAAGCGATAGAATACTTTAATATCTTGCCGCATTTCACCGTCAACTCTAAAGCGTTCTCCAATCTCAATGTGGTCAATCAATTCATCAATAACGGTTCGGTCAAGTTCCTGCAAGTTCAGATATTTTCGGATGAGTGCTGTCCAATTTTGAATAGCGGCGGTATTCTGTTCAGACTGATCTGCTTCGGACAATAGAACACTCAGACGTTCCGCTTTGGAAAGCCGTTCCTGTTCATTTTTTTGCATCAGTACGGCAAATGTGTTTTCGTTAATCGCTCCGCTGATTTTGTCCTCATACAGCTTGGCGATGATTCCTTCCAGCTTCTCCACACGAAGGCGAAGCTGGCGAATTTCCTGTTGTGTGTTGGCTGACTGCTGTGCATCATACTGTGCCATTTGACGTTTGAGCTTACTAACAACCGAAGTTTCATCCAGCATGATGGCCTTGGCGTGGGTCTGGATTTCAGCAATTATAATCTGTACCAAGGTCCGCTCATTTACCCGGTGCCATGAACATTTGGTTTGTCCCGTCTGCATGTGAGAGCTACAGACATAAGAAATATAGTGCTGCACAGAGCCGGTTTTAAGCCGGTGCTTTGACATGATAGATGCAAGTGAACACTTGCAGTCAGCACATATCAGTTTTCCAGAGAACAGCTTTGGATGTGGAGCCTGCCTGTTCTCAAAACGCCGTCTGTTTTCTTCATTGATTTTCTTGACTGCGTTCCAAGTCTCCGGCGAGACAATAGCCTCATGCAGCCCCTCGTGGCGTATCCACTCAGATTCCGGCTTGACCGTCATAGTGCGATCTTTGTAAGACCGCGTTCCGGTGTAGTTCATCCGAAGGATTCCACAGTATACCTCGTTATTGAGGATAAGTTTTACTATCGCGGTCATCCAGAACCGATTGACCTTACCAGTATCTTTGCCGTTGTTTTGATACCAATAAAAACGCGGTGAGGGGATGCCCTCCTGATTGAGTGCGGCAACAATTCTGGAATAGGCCATGCCAGATAGCCGCATGTCAAATATTCTGCGAACGATTCCAGCGGCGTACTCGTCAATCACAAGTTTGTGCTTATCACCGGCGCTTTTGAGATACCCATACGGAGGCATGGAGCCTAGATACTGACCATCGGCCTTTTTGCTGTGAATCACCGACTTGATTTTACTGCTCAGGTCCCGCAGATGGTAGTCATTCATCAGACTGCGGAAGTGAAGCATGTCAGTGTTGTCACCCTCACTGTCCAGACAATCCAGAACAGAGACAAAACGGCAGCCCAGCGCAGGAAATACGGCATCTGTATATCGGCCTACTTCTACATAGTCACGGCCCAGGCGAGATAAATCTTTGACGAGGATCAGATTGATAACGCCCTTTCGCGCATCCTCCAACATCTTCAAAAATCCAGGCCGCTGGAAATTACCGCCGCTCCATCCATCGTCCACATAGGTCTTGGTCTCGATCCAGCCGTTCAGCATTACAAACTTGGAAAGAAGCTCCCGCTGATTTTCGATACTGACGGATTCATCTGCGGGGATGTAATTTTTCGCCTTTGCAGAGCTGGAAGCATCATCCACGCTCAGTCGGCAGTAGATGCCGACCTTATAAATCTGTGCGCTCATACGGCATCCCGCCTTTCAAGCGACAGCGCCGCATCCACATTGCCTACATAGCGGTAGAACACCTTCACATCACAGACGCGCATGGAACCTACCTTTTTTGTCTCGCCAATTTCAATACGGTCTACCAAAGCAAATAAGATTGTCTCGTCCAGCTCGGTGATCTCCGTATAACGCCGGATGAGTGCGGCCCAATGGCTCGCGTCATGGTGGGCTTCGAGCTGCGTCCGCACTTTCTTTTCCAGTTCCGGCAAAGAAGCCGCTTTGTGTGCGCGTTCTACCTCGTACTTGTTCATCAGGGTTTGAAATACGGGCTGCGGAATAACGCCGGTGTATTTATCCTCATAAAGATTCTGCATCAGCTTTTCCAACTCCCGGACACGGGCAACTGTGGTTTTCAGCTCCTGCTCATAGGAGGCCACCCGGCTATGCTTTTCCTGTTCTTTCATCTGGACGATCTGCGAAATCAACAAATCCTGGTCATGTTCAGCGTATCGTGCTTTTTCCCGGATGTCTTGTAGAACGATCTCCGTTAGCGCGGTCTCATTGATACTGTGAATCGTACATGCGGTTCGTCCGCTTCTGGCATAATTTCCGCAAAGGAAAGATTTAATCAGCACTTTGCGGCCATCCGTATATTGACGGCGATCTGAATGATAGCGCATCTTCCAGCCGCAGTCAGCGCAAAACAGAAGGCCCGAAAAAATGCTTCCTTCTGTTTTTACGGCGGGCGACTTCCGCACCTTCTTTTCGTCAATGCTCACCACGGTGTCCCAAATTTCACGGGAAACCAAGGGTTCATGGGTCCCTTCCACACGAATCCAATCATCTTCCGCTTTCACGATATGCTTGCGGGACTTATAGGAAAGTGTCCCGGACCGTCCTTGGACCAGATTCCCGATATATACCTCATTGTGGATCATTTGCTTGATCGTGGTGTTTGACCAAAGGTGATTGACACGCCGGGGGTCATTGCGTTCTTCCTGCTGATAGTAGTAAGCTCCCGGAGACTGCACACCTTCCTCGTTCAGAGCTGCGGCAATCGCACGATAGGTCATACCGGATGCCCGCATGGTAAAAATTCGCTTGACCACCGGAGCGGTGTCCTCGTCAATGATAAGATGGTGCTTGTTTCCGGGGTCTCGCTTGTAACCGAAAGAAGGATGTGGTCCCATGAACTTTCCACTCTCGGCACAGGCTTTCCTCACCGCCCTTACCTTTTTACTTGTGTCTCTGCTGTAGAACTCGTTGAATAAATTCAGAAAACACATAACATCGGTGCTGCCGTCATTACGCATGGTGTCGATGCCATTGTTGAGTGCGATAAACCGGCACCCGATAGACGGGAACAGGTAATCGGTGTATTGACCGAACTCAATGTAGTTTCTGCCGAACCTGGAAAGGTCCTTTACCAGAATGACATTAATCCGTCCGGCCTTTGCGTCAGCGATCAGCCGCTGAACGCCAGGACGCTGGAAATTCGTTCCAGAATATCCGTCGTCGATGTAAATGTCGATCTCATTCCAGCCCCGCTCCCGGACATACCGTTGCAGCAGGAGCTTTTGATTTTCGATGCTGACGGATTCTCCGTCACGTTCATCATCGTTGCTTAACCGACAATAGATGCCGACATTGTATGCTTTTTCAGCCATGTGTTTTACCTCCCGGCTCATCTAAATTCATACCTTGTGCGGCGATGGCTCCCGCCGGATTGCTCCGGCAATATCTATTATAGAATAGAGAGCGCATGACACGCAAGGATGCGGTCAGCCGCGAGGTAAATCAGTGCTAGGTGGCAGGGCAGGAGGTCAGTTCCGTCATAGCACGGCGGACCGCCAGCTGCTCTAAGGTCTTGCCCAGGTCCTTCTCCCCGGTGAATACGCTGGTCACGCGGTAGAGTGTATTCCCGATCTTTACCTCCTTATAGGAGGTCGTGGGCTTCTTATCAGTCATGTAGATATGCCTCCCCATATAGTAAACTGCAAAATGCAGATGGTTTCTGTTGATAAAAATACAGCCGCGCCGGAAAATGCTGGTGCCGCACAACATAAAGCGGCGGTATTCCGGCGCGGCTGATTTATGGTTCGATTGCTGATGTATCGCCGTATTTGCCACGCGCCCCCGGCGAAGGGGATATTGCAGGCCGCTGTTGGCACAGCTGTCATAACTCCGCAGCGTCGTTCTGAACGTGCGCCGCAGGGTTCCGTCTCAAGTCTGTGGACGGGCGTGAGCAAGTTTCATTGTCCCCCATACTGTCATTGCCTCCGGTCTGCCAGGGCCGGGTCAAAGGCTGCGTAGATCGCTCGGCCAGCTTGTCCGATCACCTCCTAAAGCTGGTGTCTTGGCGGCGCACCTTTCGTCGCTATTCACATGGGTTTTGTGCCTGCAATATCGTCTATTCAGTTTTTTAGGTGCTTGAAAGGAAATGGGGAACTGCGCCTTTCGTCTATCACAATTAAAAGGGCAGTTTTGCACCCTATTTCAGAACTGCCGCAAAATTTTTTTGATTTTCTTCTGTGCGGCTCGGATGCTCTTGGAAATATTCTGGTGAGCAACATTCTCAACAGCAGAAATTTCCTCTACAGTCATGGATTGAACGTAATACAGCCACAGACGATGATATTGCTTTTCCGTCAATGTGGCCTTGACCTGTTGCAGCAGAACAATCTTCTGTTTTTCCTGTTCTGCTTTCAGTATCGGTGCCAAGAAATCGTCCTCGGCAGAGGTGCCGGTGGACTTCATAGCCTCGATCAGTGAGATGCAGTTATCGTAGTAGCCACGTCCAGCGCTCTCAGCTTCTTTGTAGTCGCCATCAGACCATGCTTTCCAACGAAGAAATTCTTCCTCGCTGTCAAAGTCCGCACGGGTTAGCCGGATATGTACGCCGGTGGCACTGGGGCAGACGATGGCGTTCTTGTCCAGTTTGTTCAGCGCATAGTCGCTCTTAGAATCAAACATAATGATTCCTCCATTTCATTTGTTGGGTAGTGCAGGGAATAGCAAATGAAATGGAGAGCAGGCGGGGAGCGACACCCATAGGAGTTGACTTTTTTCCCCAAGATTCGACAAAGCAGAGGGCCAGGTACTTCCATTGAGTACCCGGCCCTCTGCCGTGTTTTGGAATGATAATTCTTGTTTACATGCTTACGCAGTTCCGATTGATGGGTGAAATGGGACATAGCTGCCACGAGGCTTTTTTTAGCAGATCACCCGTCAGGAGCAATCGGAACAGTCCAGCCCTATAAAATAAAAATACCATAGCCATCTCCTTAAACGGTGGCTATGGTATTTGAGCGCACGAAAACGTTCCGCAAAGCTGCCGTTTTTTTAACAGCCTCTCGGAATCGTAGTTCTTGAAAAGTTCAACAAAAACCAGAAATATATTGCATGATAGCCAGAAGCATTAAGGTATTCAAAACACGTTTTCTGAGCTATACAATACAGTCGAGGTGAAGAATTATGCCGAATGATGTCTTAGTAAAGGGTGGAGCGCGGTTAAAGGCCGTCCGAAAAGAGAGGGGCTATACACAGGAACAGTTGGCGGAGCTGACAAAACTCTCCACTCGCCATGTTGCAAGCATTGAAAAAGGAGAGGCGAATCCATCATTCGAGGTGCTTTACACAATCATATCTGTGCTTGGCACTTCCTTTGACGCAATCTTCGATCCTGCGGATGAACAGGTGGAGCGCGAAGTCCAGGAGATTACCGGACTTTATCGGGCCTGCCCGGAGCAGGGGCGGCCACTGATCCTGGCGCTGATCCGCGCGATGGTCAAGACGCTGATGGATAAGAATGAAGGATAACTAGCGGTGTAGCAAGATTTCTACTTAAAACACAGAGCCGATGATCTGGTGATTCGCTCACAAGTTCATCGGCTCTGCGTCTATGCGTCTGGCTCTTTGATGACGGCGATTTTTTGCTGTTGTACCTCAATAAGCGTTTCCTGCTTGCATTTAGGGCAATATAGCGGGAAATTCAGCAGTACAGTATCCTTCCGCACCTTGTCATGGGTTTTATTCCCGCAAACAGGACACAGTATCCATTCTTCTGACTTCATAGTGTACCTCCCGTCAAAAAGAATCATTATAATCAAGTATGCCGCTTGCGATGGCCTCGGCCAGTAACTCCTGATATTCCGGGGACAGCAGTTTCCCTCGTTCTTCTGCGTTCGTCAAAAAGCCGACCTCAATTAGAACAGCAGGAATCGCCGTTTCGCGTAACACGGCATAGTTTTCCTCCTTTACCTTCCGCGTTGAAATCGAATGGTTATCTGCCGTTGATGTGATAGCTTTTGCCAGATTCTCACTTTCGGCAGATTGATAGTAATAGCACTCAAATCCTGTGACGGAAGAATCATCTTCATACGAATTACAATGGATGCTGATAAAATAATTCGCCCCGGCGTTGTTTGCAATCTCTGAACGGTCAGGCAAGCTGACATCATAATCGGTACTTCGCGTTAAAACAACGGCAGCACCCTCTGATTCCAATTTTTCTTGGAGCAGCAAAACGATGGACAAAGTAATATCCTTTTCAGTTGCACCATTTATTACGCACCCGGGCTGATCTCCACCGTGTCCGGCATCCAAGACGATTTTCACTTGTCCGGGAACGGAAGGTGCTGCCGGGATGATGGAGTTTCCCGCAACAGTGGTATCGGCCGTTGAATCTCCTATATTCCCATCAGGTAATTCGCTGTCAGGCACACGGGCCAGATGCTCCTTGATATAAAGCACCCCGCATACCATAAGGACGATCATTAGGGCCAGCAGGAGGAAGATTACACCTTGCAAAGCATAGGCAATCATCAGCCTTCTGCTATGTTTTTTTCGCCTTGCTCTGACGGATGCTTGGCGCTCCCGTACTGTCACGGCTTAAAAACCACCTCCTTCCCGTCTGATTTTAGAATCGTGATAACTTTCTCGCCATCATAATCGACAGACAGGGCCGGATCATTTGAAATCTTCAGACTGCCAACGCCATCCTTGCCGCACAGATAAACACAGTCGGAATCCATGCGGTTGATAAAGTACAGCCCCTGATCGGTCAGGCAGAAGTCATAGGCAACCATGTTCCGAAACGGCCTCGTTTTGTGGGTCTTGGTATCATACGCCGTCAGCAAGGAATCCTCGTTGATGTAATAGATTGTCCGCCCGTCAAAAGCGATATTTCCATTGGTGGGGATGTCCAGCAATTTCGTGCGCTGGATTGTTCTGCCCACTTCCGTGATCCCATCATTCGTGATAAAAAAGAGGCTGTCAGCGTTCAGAAAAAAGCCGTAGCAGTATTGCAGAAACATCCAGGTATCCCCCA